AACGAGACAGACGCAAGCCCCGGCGATAAAGCCCCGCGCCGCCCCGTATTCAAACCCAACGGCAAAGCAAGCCGCGAGCAGACAAACCGCAACGAGGATTAACCCCGCGAGCGCGAGAACCGCGCTATAAGTTAGTTCGTACCTGTTCATTCTTCGCCCTTCCACACTAGATAATGTTTGATGCACATGTCATTTGGTTGTTTCTTCGGGAATGCATACGCGCCGCGAACGTGCGCACATCTGTCACCGCGCCAAAATTGGCAAGATCGCCCCTGCTTCACTTCGCAAAGCTCCACGCGGTCAACTAAAACAGCACGCCCCTTTTGCTTGTCTTCCCAAGTTGGGGCGTGCCGCTTTTGTCGTTCAGGTTGCTTTTGTTCGGGCGCGAAAAGGTTTAGCGCGAGTTGCTGCATTGCTCGTATTCCGCGAGGGCTGAAAGCGCGTTAACCGTCGCTTTGCGCAGATCATCAATAATTGCGCTGTCGGGTGCTTTGCCGCAAATGTTTAGCGTGTTCATATAACGCGCCGCACCGTCAAGCGCGTATGTAGCTTCGCGGGCAATTCCCAGCAAAAGCGCGTTTTCTTCTTTCAGTCTCGCGCAAAGCAATCGCAAGCCGTCATTGTCAAGCCGCAAATGCTCGTTAGCGGCCACCAATTCCGTTATACGGACTTTTTGCTCGCTGTCCGTGTTCTTTATCGTCGTTATCATTTTTCGCCTTTCTAGCGCGTTGTTTTGCTTTCCTTTTTGCCGCATCGCTTCGGGGTATGTCGGCGTAAATCTCCATCGGGTGCAAATCATCGTCGATAAAGTCCCCGTGTTCGTCTCCAATGCGGTATGTGTTCGCGTCAATCCTCGTCGCTTTCATCTTTCACCGCCTTTTCGCCCCACGCGCAGAAGCCGTCAGGTCGCGTCCATATCACTGCACCGCGATGCTCTGGGTCGCGCCAGCATTTCGGCGTGCTGCTCGTCAAATCAGGCTCGTCATCGTAATAGGCGCAATCCCTGCACCGCACGATACGTTCTTGCGCTAGTGAAATATTGCCGCTTGCGTCTTTCATGGGCGCACCTTTTGAGTAATAAATAAATTCGCTCATTCTTTCACCACCTTCGCACCGCACATCGGGCAGTAGTTAGCAGGCTTTGAAACAACTGTCCATGCGCCGCCATCTAAGTCTTTGCGAACAAGCACTGCGCTTTTGTGAACGTGAACGCCGCAATTACTGCAATGCCGCTCGTAATCAAGCTTGCACGTCCGCTCGGCTCTAGTGTTCCATGCAGCAATGGCCTCGGCTTCGGTGGGAAAACTCTCGCATTCCACGAAATCACATGAATGTTCAGAATGCACCCAGCCATCTTCGCCCTCTGCTGTAAAAACCTGTTCGCCTCCGCAAAACGGGCAGGATCTAAGTCCGCTCATTCGTCCACCACCTTTAGCCCGCAATCAGGGCAATAATTGGGCGGCTTGCTGTTGACTGTCTCGACAAGATGCCCGCATGACAGCCAATAGAAATACTGTTCGCTTTCGCGCTTGCACGTGCCGCGATTCGTCACTTTGCAAGTCTGCTCTTGAGCAATCAGCGAGCACGCGATAGAAACGAGGGCTTTTGCTTGTACATATGCGGCTTCGTGCGTGCCGTCTGTCTCAAGCAGGAATTGCCGCGCAAGCTCTTTATAATTCGGTTCGCTCATTGGTCTAGCCCCTTGTATTTCTCGTAAAGTTCACGGCACCATTTAGAGGAAATGCCCTCACCGCTACGCGCTCCAAGCAAAAGCGTATTGAGCAATTCAAAAATAGTGTTTTTCAATGGAGTAACCGCCGCAAGCTCTGCATCACGGGTGTTCCATGCAGTAATAGCATCAAACTCGTTTGTGCTTTGAATCATCACGCCCCAAAGCGGATTGCAATGCAAACAGCCGATAGAGGTAAAGCCGTCACCGCTTGTCATTTTTTCGGGTTTGCCGCCGCAAAACGGGCATGGTAAAAGTTCGGTCATTCTTCAACCCCCTTCAAGATCAGGGCTGAAAGCGCAAGCCCCAGCAACCTAATTGCTTCTTGGTCGCTTTCGTGCTGTGCGTTAAGGTCGATAAGCTGTTGCGTGCGCTTCAAATCAGAATAAAACGCCCCGTCTTCATCGGATACACGAGTATTCCAACGCTCAACGGCTTCGACTTCCGTGTTGTATGAATTGCCGCTAGTGAAACAAGTGCAATTCACACTCATACAAACAACGGCAAACCTCCCGTTAGAATATTCTTCAAGCTTTGCTTCTGTACCGCAAAACGGGCACGGTCTAAGTTCGGTCATTTATGGTTGCTCCTAACTTGCGCCGCTGCAATTTTGCACGGGTTGCCGCAACTCATGCATTCAGCGCAGCAGCGCACTTCTTGCGCGATAGTGCAGGGGTCAAAACGGCATTCGATGCCCGAAAAAAGGCATTGCCGGATATAACCCAATTCCCAAAGCCGTTCATTGTCGAATAGCTCTAGTTGTGCGCGCATGATCTAAAACGGTATGTCATCTTGCGCGTAAGCTTCGGTAACTTGCGCTTGTGGGTATGCGCTCGCAACGGTAGCCGCTACCGCTTGCCGCGCTTCTTGCCGCTCTTTGTTCGCCGTCTCGCCCGCGAAAAACGCGACTTCATCGACCGTGAGAGTTAACTTGCTTCGCTTTTCTCCTTCGGGCGTGTTCCATCGCGCTTCGTGCAAACGCCCTTGCACCGCGAGTTTGCGCCCCTTCGTGATATAAGGCGCGAGCGAATCGGCGCGAGTGCCAAACAGTGCGCAACTAACCCAAGTTACATAATTTTCCGCGTCTTTGCGGTATTCTTCGACCGCAAGCGAAAAGTTAAGAACGGGCGTTCCGTTCGCCGTTGCGCGGGTTTCCGCGTTTCCAACGTTTCCAACTAAAAAAGCAACGTTAATCATAGTTTTTGTATCTCCGTCCGTATTTCCAATAATTCAAAATGCGCTTGTGTACCTTGTCTTTGTCTATCCCAAGCTCTTTTGAGATTTGGGCGTTTGTCTTGCCCTCGAAATGCAAATACAAAACCGCGTCTTGCTCGTGCGTGAACGGGTTAAAGAAGTGCGTTAGCCGTTCTTCTGCCATTAGCCGACCCGAATTTCATAATCGGGGTTTTCGCAGCACTGAAACGCTATATCTTGCGCGGTGGCATCAGGGTTTACAAAAAGCACATTGCCGCATGTCTTGCAAACCGCCTGTGTGCTCATAGTTTCGCCGCTGTCGGCTTCTTCGCCCGTTTCGGTGTCTGTGGGCGCGTTTTCGGCTGTCTCGGCTTCTACGGGCAAAATATCGCTTTGCGGTACTACGGGCGCAAGAACGCTCGTGTAATCCGGCGTTGTCTCATCAGCCGCCGCCGCGCTCTGCGCTTCGATCGAAACGGGCAAGTATGGAAACGCACGCCGCACGGCTGTTTTCACTGCCATTTGCTCATAATGCGTAGCCCACGGCGAATATTTGGAGTTGCCCGCCTGTGAGCTTTTGCGGGCTTTCTCTATGTCTTCGCGTGTAAGCACGTTGAAGTAATGCCCGCCGTCTTTGAACTTTGCTATGCAATACGCATGGGTGAGTTCCCGCCCGTCTTTTGGCGCGTTGCTTGGCACGTGCTGCAAATCTTCATGCAAGCCGTATGAATAGCTGAATTCGTCACCTTCGTACACCGCCCGCGCGCTGATGCTTTCAATTTCGCCGCTGTTCCTCGCAAGCTGTAAGATGCCTTTGTAACCCATGATGAATTGCGCTTCGTAGCCGCCTGTTTTGCGGTTTCGGTAGGGCAGAATGTAGGCACGCCCCAAACCGTCAACCGCCGACGGCTCAAGCCCCAGCGCGGCGCATTTCATAACGCATGAAAGAACGCTCACAATTGAGCATTGCGCAAGTTGTGGCGTTGAATTGTAGGCACTAACCGCAAGTTGATACATGCGTTCTTCGCTCATGTGGCGCGGCATAACAGCCGCTATCTTTTCCCATTGCGTCGCAAGCACGTTTTTAAAATCGTTCTGCGGGCTTGCTTGCGTGATTTCCCGCGCTGATTCTGCAAGATTTCCCATTGTCTAAAGCTCCTTTATTTTGATGCCGCCGTTTTGGGGCTTCGCTTCGGGCGTGAACTGCTTGTATAAATCGGGGTAAGCCGCTTTAAACGCTTTTGTATCGAAACGCGCCACATTGCGCACGACGCGCCGCACTTCGTACACATCAGAAGCCGCGCCGAGGTTTTCGCCGATGATCGCGAGCAATTCCGCTTGTGCAAGCTTCTTTTTCGCGCTCGCTTCTTTTTCATAGACCGCCGCGAGCCTGTACGCTTCTACTAGCTCGTTAAATCGGTTTTTGTCTTCGGCGCGTCCTATGATTTCGCCCTCTACCGGGTAAGCGTCCGCGAGTTTGCTTACATCATCAGGCACTAACGCGGGCATTTTGTCGGCTTCTACGTAATCATGCCAAAAGGTATTGACCGCGTTATTTACCGCTTCGAGGTCTTTTGCGTCGGGTCTTATTAAGTACGTGCGATATTCGCAAGTATCGCGAAAGAACACGCACAGATGCGCGTATTCGCGCCCCGTAACGCTCAAGTAGTGCAAAACCTGCGCTTGATAGTACAAAGGCACGCCGTCAACGCCTTGTGATTCTTCGCCCCAATCGCGAGCAGATCGCGCCGTTTTAATCTCAAGCACGCCCCACGTATTAGAGACATAATCGCGTATTTCGTAATCTAAGGACGCTTGCGCCCATGGGCGTTTGATATTGCGACAAATCGCGTTGACGCGCCGCACGTGCATATCTTTGTGATTCTGCTTGTACCATGCGCCGATAATTGGCTCAAAGACGCGCCCAAATGCCATATAAGGCGAATCGTAGCCGCCAACGTCTACACGCCCCGTTTTCTCTAGCCAAACGTCTAGAGGGCTTTTAAACGGGCTAACGCCCATAATTGCCGCAACGTCAGACCCGCCAACGCCTTTAGTGCGCTGTTTGAGCCATGCCGTTTCACTATCGCAGCGTATCAGCTCAAAAACGCTGTTTTCTCCTTGTATCATTCTTCACCGCCTATATCTTTTTTGAATTCGTCAAAGTCAGCAAACCAAACGCCGCCGTGCTTCTTGATTAGCGCGGTGCGTTCTTCGTCGCAAATCAATCCCAAGTCGTAAGCCTGTTCGATGACGAACAAATGCCCTATCCAAATCTCATTGCGCAGCTCATCAATGCCGCTACTGTCTTCGTTAGACAAATATTCAAGCTGCGCAAGCACGAACAAAAACAGCTTTCTATATTCGTTCATTCCTCTAATTCCTTCACTGTGATAACCGCGCCCGCTCTGCCCTTCTGCACGTTGACCGATACGAACAGTTCGCAAAAGCTCTGCGAATCGTCAACGATCAGCCCCGCGCCGGGCTTCTTTCCGCGTGGGCGCGTAATGCCGTCAAGTAAATATTTCGTAGCCGCGATAACGTTTGACGTATCGCGTTTGTGATTAGGTTCGATAATCTCGATTGTTACGCGGGCTTTGCCGTTAATCGGTGCGAAGTGTTCCGCGAGCATTGCGGCGCGTGTGAAGCTAATCACGTTCGCGAGGTTTTCGCGCTCTTGCTTCGCGCCTAGATACTTGTTAGCGCGGTTCGCTGCGATGATCTCGTTTAAGCCGTCAAGCCCTTTTTGCTGCCCGCGCGCCGTGCGTCTGTTGCTTTCGACCCAAAAGCGCAACGCCCTAGCCATTGAGCACCACCACGGCAAAGACGAACAGAACGTAAAGCCCGCCGAGCGTCAAAAGCGTTTTTGCGGTGACGCTCGCGAGCTGTCGCACGTCTGTAAAGCCGAAATCACGCACGATAAAATTAACGAGTTTCATCAGTGACCCCCAATGCGCGAAAAACCGCGCGTTTGTCGTATTTCGGGCGTTTGTGATCGGGTAGCCAAACGGGTTTTATGCGCCCCTGTTGCTCTAAGGCGTGTATAACGCCATGTCGCACGCCTAAAGCGCGTTCAATCGCGCACGCGCTTTGCAGCCGCTTTTCTTGGCTACTCATTGGAGTACACCGCCGCCGCGAGTGCTTCAATCACGCTGCAAATCTGCGCAAGATTGACGTTTGGCAATTCTTCGGTTTCAGCGTCTACCGAAAAATCAGCCACGGCAGAATCGCCGCGCGCGCTCGTCACTTCGAGCCGCACGCAATGCACAAGTCTTTTGTTCATGCGACCCCCTTGAATTTTTCGAAGAAATAGCGTTGCCCCTTGCCTGTAACTTTTGGCGTTCGGGTGATCGTCACGTGTCCGTCACTGTGCGTTATTGCGGTTTCCTTGATGCGGAATAATCCAAGCTCCATTGCTTTTTGCGTTGGCACGTTTCGGTTGCTGTCGTGCTTGCCCAAGTAGCCGTTTTGCCGCAACCACTCAAAAAGGCGGTTTTGCCCAATGTCTACGCCGTTTTGCCTTAGCATCTTCGCGAGTTCGCCAACAAGACAAGTGCCGTCACTCGCGCCCACTGCATCAGCAAATAGGGCTTTCGGCTCAAGTTCTGCTATGCGCTTGTTTTTGCGCTCGATGGTGTCTTTTGCCACGATCAGCGCGCGGGCTAGAATTTCCTCGGGGCTTTCATCTTCACGCGCCGCGATATAGCCGCCCGTGCGCCGGATTGCGGGCAACACTTCATGCGTTACCCAACGTTGAAACGCTTTTGCTTCGGGCGTGTTGCTGCGCATTACGATGCGGTAAAAACCCGATTCGTTAACAACGGTCATTTTCTGTGCGCCGCCGGGGGTGTCGAAAATTTCGACCCCCTTTTCATCATCGTCAAGCGTGCGCGTTGCGTCATGTGTGTTTTTTACACACAAAACGCGGGCAATGTCACGCGCCACAAACCACGGCTCGCCGCTTTCGTCTGTGACGGCTCGCAATTCTCCAAATTGCGAATTGTTGAAAATCTGAATATCATTGTTCATTGGTGGTTTTTCTTTCTGCCGTGTCCCTACGTGTTGCAGCACGTGGGGACAAACTTTTTAAAGCGGCGCGAGTTCGCAAACGCGGTCAATCGGCACGCCGATAAACTCCGCGATCGTTCGCGCTTCGCTCACAGTCAACGCCGTGCGCCCCTCAAGCTTGTTATTGAGCGTTTCGGGCGTACAGTTCAGCGTTTCCGCAAGCTCCTTTTTGGTGCGGTGGCTCGTTGCGAGATATGCGGCAACAAGCCCGTGCAAAGTTTCCATGTCTCACCTCCTTTATAGAATCGTGATTGTTAGAAATATTGTTTACGCGTTGCCCCGTAAGAGGGTCGCGCCGTTTTCAAGGTGCATAGCTTAAAACTTTAAGCTTTCGTAATAGTAACTTAATACTTTAAGCTGTCAATTAAAACTTTTAGGTTTTTTGTTTTTTGGTTAGTATGTCAACGAGTGAAAGGGGCTATCATGGATATTGCAAAAGCGGTGCGCGACGTGGCAAAAGAGCAAGAACTAACGCAAGCGGAAATTTGCAAGAAAACGGGTATGACAAGCTCTTACATTTCCCAGCTTTTCAACGGGCGCATACCTGACCCAAAGGCAAGCAATATTTACAAAATCGCTCATGCGCTCAATATGACGGTTGACGAATTGCTAGAACGCGCCGAGATATAAAAAATGCGGCGCGCCGCGAAAGATGCGAAAGACGGCGCGCCGCTCGCCCGAAACGAGACGAAAGGACAACATGAATACTACCACAAAAGGACTTGGCAGCATTCGCCAACTGCCCAGCGGAAAATATAACGTTCGCGTTTCGTGCGGGCTTCGTCGTGACGGCTCGCGCAACGTCATTTCACGCACTTGTGACACGCTCCAAGAAGCCGAGCTAACTCGCATGCGTTTAGTGATCGAATCGGGCAATATGCCGAATATCGGCGATGATATGACGCTCGATGAATACTATTATTCGCTCTTTGTGCCGGGCAGGGTAGCGCGAGGGCTTGCGAAGTCCACACTTGCCGATTACGAAAGCCATTACAAAAACCACATTCAGCCCGTTTTCGGCTCGCGCGGCATGTCCACAATCAAACACGCCGAGATACAAGCGTTAATTACGGGCATGACCTACACGACCGCGCAACATACCGCGAAGACGTTAAGAGCTATCTTGCGTAGTGCATGGAATGACGATTTATTAGACATTGAGCCAATGAGAAAGCCCCTGCATTACCCAAAGCCAAACAAACAGCGGGGCGTGTGGACAATAGAGCAGGTGGCGCAAGCTTTAGAACTGATGCGCAACACGCCGTTTGAAGCTTTATGGCTCGTCATGGTGGGCGCGGGCTTGCGAAAAAGTGAAGCATACGCGCTCTTTTGGTCAGATTTTGATTTTCAGCCTGTGCAACGCTTAGACGGCGAAACGGGCTATTTCTGCACGGTCACGGTAGATGATGCATATACGCGCGTGGACGGCAGAAAAGCCGTTAAAACCGATTTTTCAACGCGAACGGTAGTATGTGCCGAGC